GTGCAACAAGTGCGTGGTCGGTTGCGCCCTACCGCCTAGGCTCGGTGCGTGCCGAAGCCACGAACTGGAACTGGCGGTGGCCGCAAGGCCGAACCGATTGAGAAGAAGCGGTTGCGTGGCGCACGGGTTCGCAACGGGTTGGCTGCGATGCCGGTGCCTGAGTTCGCCCTGGCAACCATCAGCCTGACTGATCTGCCTGCTGCGCCGGAGAGCTTGGGCGAGTATGGGCGTGCCTATTGGACGATGTTCTGGGATGCGGGTCGACGTCACTTGTCGGAGAAGCATGACTCGGCGTTGGTGCAGAAGTTGTGTGCGGCTATCGAGCAGGTTGCGTTGATTGAGCAGTGGCAGGGTTCGGATGTGACTCGCTGGTTCTATGAGACGGCGAACGGCCAGTTGGTGACTCATCCGCTTATCAAGCAGAAGTCGGAACTCAATGCGCAGATCACGGCGTGGCTATCGTTGTTGGGGTTCACACCGTCTGACCGGGCGAGGCTCGGTCTCGCCGAGATAAGGGTTGCTAATGAGCTTGACAACTTCCGCCGTCGCAACACCAAGGTGGTCGACGTCGAGCAGGTATCAGCAGACTGAGGGTGGGAAGGTCGCCGACTTTGCGGAGACTTTCATGCATGTATCCAAAGGGATACGGGCGGGGCAGGCGTTGGAACTTACTCCGTGGCAACGGCAGCTCATCAACGCTTTGTATGAGCGTCGGGCTGATGGCTTGTTGCGATACAAGCGCAGTGTGATTGGGTTGGGTCGTAAGAACGGGAAGTCTCTCATCGGTTCTCTGATTGCGTTGTATGGGCTGATTGAGGGTGAGCATGGGGCTGAGGTGTATTCGGCTGCGGGTGATAGGCGTCAGGCTCGTGTGGTGTTTGATGAGGCGAAGTGGCAGGTGCAGCAGTCGCCTGCGTTGTCGGGGATTTGCAAGGTGTATCGGGATGCGATTGAGGTTCCGTCTACGCACAGCGTGTACCGGGTGTTGTCGAGTGATGCCAAGTTGCAGCAGGGTCTGAACCCGTCGACGGTGGTGTTTGATGAGTTGCACGTTCAACCGAACTCGGAACTGTGGGATGCGTTGACGTTGGGTTCTGGTGCTCGTCGTGATCCGCAGATTGTTGCCATCACGACTGCCGGGTATGACCTCACGAGCATTTGTGGGATGTTGTACGGGTACGGCCAGAAGGTGTGTCGTGGTGAGATTGACGATGAGACGTTCGGGTTCTGGTGGTGGGAGGCGGGTGAGGGTTGTGACTTGAATGATCGGCAGGCGTGGTTGGAGGCGAATCCGAATCTTGCTGAGGGTTTGTTGGATTGGGAGGACATGGAGATTGCGGTTCGTCAAACCTCTGAGGTGAGTGTGAGGAGATACCGTCTGAATCAGTGGGTTCGCACGGCCGCTGACTCCTGGCTGCCACAGGGAGCCTGGGAGCTGTGCAGGTCAACGCTCGACTTGGTGCCGGGTGCTGCGACGTGGGTTGGTGTTGACATGGCGTTGAAGCGGGATACGACTGCGGTGGTGTTGGTTCAGCATGTGGAGGGCAAGGTGGTGGCTCGTGCGAAGATTTGGTTGCCGGATGGTGGTGTGTTGGATGTGTCTGCGGTGGAGTCGTATCTGCGTGAGATTGCGCAGCAGTATGACTTGCAGGAGATTGCGTATGACCCGGCGTTCTTTCAGCGGACGGCTGAGGCGTTGGCGGAGGATGGGTTTCCGATGGTGGAGTATCCGCAGTCTCCGCAACGGATGGTGCCTGCGTGCGGGAATCTGTATGAGCTGATTGTGAATCAGAAACTTGCGCATGATGGGAATCCGTTGTTCTCCGATCAAGTGTTGTCGGCTGCGCAGAAGGTCAAGGACAACGGCTGGACATTGTCAAAGGGTAAGTCGAAGCGGAAGATTGACGCTGTGATTGCGTTGGCAATGGCATCGGATCGTGCCACTACCACACCTGAACCGGTCGTTGAGCCTGGGTTCTTCGTAGTGTGATTAGGCTGAGTGAACTACCATAGGAGGTTGGAATGAAGGTGCTCGTGCTCGAACTGATTGGATTGGTGTGTTTCGTGGTTGCAGGATGGTTGGTCACTCCAGCATTGGGGTTTGCTGTCATCGGTGTGGCGACGTTCGTGTCGGCGTGGAGTTTGGCTCGTATCACGAAGGATGAAGACAAGTGATTGTTGACCGTCTTGTTGGCCGTGGAGGCGATGACGAAGAGCGTGCGATTTCGTTCCAGTCGTTGTTCGCACTCGGCGACGGATACACCTTCACCACGAACTCTGGCGTCTATGTCACGCAGGATGACTCACTCAAAATCGGAACGGTGTACGCCTGTGTCCGGCTGATTGCCGACACCATCTCCACACTCCCCGTCGATGCATACATCCGTCAGGAAGGTGTGCGTCTTCAGTATCGTCCACGCCCAGCGTGGCTTGACGCACCAGACATCGGGGTCACCAAGGAGGACCATTTCCAGCAGGTGATTGTTTCGTTGCTGTTGAACGGCAACTCGTTCACTCGCATCATCCGTGACGAGGACGGCGAAGTGCTCGCCCTCGTCGTGTTGAACCCTCAGAACACTGAGGTGCGTCGAGACAACAACGGTCGCATCTTCTACGTCTACGAAGCTCGTGACCGTATTGAGGATGTGGACATGATCCACATTCGTGACTTGACGTTGCCGGGTGAGATGCGTGGCAAGTCCCGCATCGACCTCGTCAAAGAGAACCTCGGTTTGGCTCGTGCATTGGAAGAGTTCGCAGCCCGCTTCTTCGGCCAAGGCTCCAACACCTCCGGCATCATCCAGTTTCCAGGCAACCTCTCTCGTGAACAAGCCAAGAATCTCGTGGATGCATTCGAGGATGGTCACAAGGGTTTGCGTCGTTCGCATCGCCCAGGCATCTTGTTCGGTGGTGCGACGTTTGAGAAGACTGGTGTCAGCCCGAACGATTCACAGTTCATTGAGTCTCGCCAGTTTGCGGTGGAGGAGATTGCACGAATCTTCCGTGTTCCTCCATCCATGATCGGTGTGACCACACCAGGTGCGATGAGCTATGCGTCCGTGGAAGCCAACAACTTGTCGTTCCTCGTGCATTCGCTGACACCAATCTTGGCGAAGGTGGAGTCCGAGTACAGCGTGCTGTTGGCTGGTCGTGCGTTCATCCGATTCTCCACGGCAGGTCTCCTGCGTGGCGACATCGCAGCACGCAACGCCTCCTACCAATCAGGACTCAACAACGGCTACATGTCAGTCAACGACGTGCGCCGATTCGAGGACATGACACCAATCGAAGGTGGCGACGTCTACCGAGTACCGCTCACCAACATCGACATCACCGCAGCCAACCTCGCCGACTTGGATCGCAAGTCTGCAATCGCACAACGACTTATCTCGTCAGGCTTCCAGCCTGCGGCTGTGTTGAAGGCGTTGGACATGCCTGAGATTGAACACACGGGTGTCCCATCGTCGGCCCTGCAACCCGTCGCATCCATCAACCCGATTGCACCAGCAACGGTCTACGACGCAGGCACACGAGAACTGAACCTCAACATGCCAGAACAAATCATCCACGTCTCACCACCACAGGTGCGTGTCGATGCCCCGGTCGTGAATGTTCCTGAGACGGTCGTGAACGTGAATGTGCCGGAGCAGCGCACCGTCGTTCGTACCGTGGAGCGTGACGCTGATGGTCGAATCCTGCACATCACGGAAAGGCCTGAGCAGTAATGGCAACGGGAATCAGCTCCTATCTCGCAGACCAGTGGCTTGATGCCTTGGGCAACAATGACACTTTCGCTGTGGCCGCTGTGTATGTGAAACTGCATGTCGGTGATCCAGGCGCAGCAGGCACATCAAACCCGGCAACGGAAACGACCCGCAAAGAAGCGTCGTTCTCGGCTGCATCATCTGGCACGCTCACATCTGACTCCGCACTCACCTGGACGAACATCGCCGGGTCGCAAGACGCCACACACTTCACCGCATGGGACAACGTCTCAGCAGGGAACTTCCTGTTCTCAGGAACCATCACCGCCAACGCCTACACGGCAGGCGACACGTTCACCATCGCATCAGGGTCACTCACCGTCTCACTGACGATCGCCTCCTAGTAGGCACCCGTGGTCACACGGTTCTACCTCGACCAGTCGGAACTAGACGACGCTGACGTAGGACTCGGTGGCCCATCGCCAGCGTTCGTCCTTGACACCTCAACGCTTGACGGCAACGGTGTCCTAGACGGCACGAACTTTACGACCACCGGCACGGCTGCATCGAGTCTGGGTGGGTTGACTGCATCGGCGACCGGGACGGTGACGCCGGTGGTGTCGGGTGTTGCTGATGCTCCGTTGGGTGAGTTGTTCGCTGATGTGAGCGAGGTGACGATTGAGGATTTCGGTGACGGGGTTGCCGAGTTGGGCGGGTTGTCGGCGTCGGCTGCTGGTGGTGTCACAATCGTCGCATCGGCGTCTGCGGGGCTTGGAGAAGCGTCATCGAGTGCTACTGGCACTCTGACGGTGGTCGGTTCGGCGACGGCTGTTCTGGG